CAATACCCGGTGCTGGATATTGAGACTGCCCCGTCTGCCGGATACACCGCCTACGCAGGCGGCGTGACCGCAGCCTGGACGGAGGAAGCCACAGCCCCCACTGAGAGCGAGCCCCGCTTCCGCCAGATCGAGTTAGTCCTGCACAAGCTGGCAGCCTACTCGCTGGCATCCTCAGAAGTGCGCGATGACTTCCAGGAATCGCTGGACGGCATCCTGGCGCAGTCCTTTGCTAAAGCCATCGGCGCGGGCGAGGAATACCAGTTCTTCCGCGGCAACGGTGTCGGCAAGCCCCTGGGTATCCTGTCATCGGGCGCGCTTATCTCATCGACCCGCTCGGCTGCGTCCACCGTGGCGCTGGCTGACCTGGCGCAGATGATGAGCGACTTTACCCCCGAATCGTGGAACTCCGGCGCATGGTTCATGAGCGCCACCGTGGTCGACCAGATCATCCAACTGGTCTCTAACCCCTTGACCTGGATGAGCAACCAGCGTGATAGCTGGATGCAGTCCTCGCTCTTAGGTCTGCCCCTGTACGTTGTGGGCTGCCTGCCTGCGCTGAACACTGCCGGTGACATACTGCTGGTTGACCCGAAGTTCTACCTGATTGCCGACCATGCCTCCGGGCTGAACATCGCCTTCTCTGAACACTACGCCTTCAACACCGACCAGCTCGCCTGGCGCGTGACCAAGCGCGTGGATGGGCAGCCTTTAGTGGATAACTCCATCACTCTTGAGGATGCAAGCACGACTGTGAGCCCGTTCGTTGCATTAGCGGCTGGCTAAAGGATGGTCACCATGACTGACCAACTCAAAGATTTGACCGCAAAGGTCAACACCATGCTGGATATGATCCAGGCGTCACCGACGCTGAAGGATGCCGGGTATGTAGCTCCTGATTCTGAGACCGACCATCCCGAATCCAAAAGCTTCGCCGACTTCCTGACCGCCATCCAGCACAACAACAAGCGCCGCCTGGCAAGCGTCTATCGCTCCACTTACCTGGAGGACGATGACCAGAACCTGCCCAAGCACGTCAAGGTAGCGCTGGCAGAAGGCGCAGGCGCATCCGGCGGGTACGGCGTGCCGATGGAATACGGGCAGCTACTGAACAACATCACCAAGGACTTCTCTAGCCTACGGCGCGCAGGCGCGCGCGTGGTGACGATGAACACCCGCACCAAGCAGTATCCATCCCTGGACATCGAGACTGCACGGAGCGCAGGCGGCACGGCTTACTCTGGCGGCGTCCTGGCGTACTGGACTGAAGAAGCGAGCGCCCCAACCGAGAGCGAGCCGCGTTTCCGGCTAATTGAGATGGTGGCGCATAAACTGGCGACCTATTCTCTATCCTCCTCCGAGGTTCGTGAGGACTTCGGCGAGAACCTGGACGGGCTGCTGGCGCAGAGCTTCGGCAAGGCGATTGGCGCAGCCGAAGAGTACGCCTTCTTCCGCGGCGACGGGGTGGGGAAGCCATTAGGTATCCTTGCCTCCAATGCCCGCATAGGTCCACAGCGCGCCACGGCAACAACCGTGGTACTGGGCGACCTGGCGCAGATGATCTCCGACTTCATGCCGGACAGCTACTCCCGCGCCGCCTGGTTCATCGGTCCGGGCACCATCGACCAGATTATCCAACTCGTGACCGACCCGCTGGCGTGGCTGCAAAACATCCGCGCTGGCATGCCGACCACCCTGCTGGGCTGGCCCTTGTACGTGGTGGGCTGCTTACCGGCGCTGGATACCGAGGGCGACATCATCCCGGCCAAGGCGACCACGCCGGCCGAGCCGCTCATCCGTGACGCCACCGAGCTCACGGCGCAGGTCCCGGCCTGGCTGCAGGCCGACCACGACGCGCTCACCGCCAACCGCGGCGAAGGCGCGCAGCAGGTCCAGGGTGGCGCGCGACCAGTCGTCGTTCGACGGATCGCTCCAGAACCGGCCATGGGCCGTCGCCCAGGCGAGATGCAGCAGATGAGCCGGCCGCCCACGCTCGACCAGGCGTTCGGGCACGCCCGGCGTCAGGAAGTCGCCGTCGGCGCGGCGGGTGCGGATCCCCTCGAAGCCGGCGGCCTCCAGCGGCGCGATGGTCCAGCGGCCGATATAGCCGCGGGCCCCGGTGACGAGAACGCGTTTCACG